CATCAATGATGATCGTACCCGTAGCATCATACTCGGATGCCAACGCCCCTGCCACTTCGAAAGACGTAGCTGCTGCATCTATATCTATATAAAGTTCGCCGTCAGACGCCTTGGGGGCTTGTGCCTTGCGTTCTTCGATGCGGGAAAGAATATCCTTTCCTTTCATAGTCACGCGGCCTTGAGAGTCCGGCCCGTCGAAGGAATCGACAAAATACGTGCGCTTAATCATTTGCGCAAGCGTCTGCCCCGCATAACCCTCATATATATTAAATTGCATGTTCTGGCGATATTTGTTCCGCACCAGCCATCTTGCCCAAAAGCTTCCGCGATCTGCGCTGCGCATGTCAGCGGTCCGGTCCCCTAAATAGGGGTCAACAATTCGATCCGTGTGCTGGTGATCTTGAAACACAACAGTAGCCAGCGCCCGGTTGCCAAGGCCCTGCGCGTCAGGGTCAACTCCCGCCGTGTTGATCTTAGTGGGAGAAGTAGCGACAGAAACCAACGAGGGAACTATATACGGAGCCAGCCCTTCCTCCGCTACTCGCCCCTTCCCAAAATACAGGCTCAGGGAAGTTCCAAGTTCGTAGTTGCTCGGGTCTTGGCAGGTCGCGCGGACGTTATAGCATTTTAGCGTGGCATCGCCACTGGCCGTGCAGGGAGCGGAACCATATGTATTCGCGCAAAGTGGCTGCAGGATCTCGACAATCTGAATAGGCTCCCGCCCAACTGTGTCCTTAGTCATAGCCGCGCGCTCTCATAGTAAACGATACCTGCATCAAATCCCGTACCCCCATATAAGAAGGAATTGGAACCTCATCTACAATCCCAAAAAGAACATCATCATAGTCGTCGGGCCGCCACGCTATCCAAAACGGTTCTTCTTCCATCGCAAGCTGAAATTCGCGAAACTCGCTATTGACCCAGGTTCGCGGCAGGTGCCTCCAATCAAAGCTGGTCTGCATGTAGGTGCGCTGCTTGCTCCGTCCGAGAATTTCGCCAGTCTCGGAGTAGTTGCTGCGCAGAATGGTCTGCCGTGCCAGTCCCCCAGGGGCATGGCCGGAAAAGAAAGGGCGGCGAAATTGCATAGCAGTACCAAACTTTACTACGCCAATAGTAGGAGCGGTGCCACCTGTGATATAGATCCGCATGTTGGTGGCGGTTACTGGTTCAAAGATGGCGAAGATAGGCGAATCATCTGCGATGGCGGTATCCGCCGTCAAATCCGCCCAAGTGCCTCCCCCTGAATCGTACTGCACTTTGAACGTATTACCATTGGTGCCCATTGTGTGAGCCGCTACACAGCAATAGTCGAATGATCGGCTTCCTGTATGAGCATACTGCCACCAAGCCGCTACACTTGTCGGTTTCCATTTCTCATAGGTCAGCGTTGTGTCCGGCGCGTCTGCAAAATAATCCGCATCAGTTGATGATGCGGAAACAGTGCCGCCGGTTGCCCAAGTACTAGCATGGGCCAGCCTTGCGTGATTTAGGGGTTGATCTGCACCTGGAAGTGAATAGCCGCTTTCAAATATTACAGTCATACCAGCCTCACTACTGCGCCATCTTCGACGGCCTCATTGATTGAATTGATCAAGGTCAGCACCTGATCCCGCGAGAAGTTATCGCCCTGTAGATTGAGAGCAACCGCTTGCGACGTTTTTTGCGGCGCGGCTGCTGCAGTCGAGCCTCCGCCACCGCCCCCGCCTCCCCCGCCACTACCGCTGGAGCCGTAGCTGACGCTGCGAATAGCACTAACTTGTGCCAGTCCTGCCGCCAAGGTAAGCCCCGCATCGACCATACGCAGGCCCGGCACTGCTTCATACGCAGGATTCTTTGAGGCCAAAACTTCCGTGTAGGCCTTGTAGGCGTTGATAGACGCCTGCGCAATGGAAGCTGCCTTAGCAATCCCTACCATTTTCTTGCCGCCAGCTTCCGCAATCGCTGCCAGTTTCCCGAACATACCCGCATAAAGGCCGAGCGAGGCGCTACGTTCTTGATGAATAAGCGCAGCCTTGGCATCTTGATACTGCTTGGCGGACTCCAGAGAAAGGGCTTCGAATTCTTTCTGCGTGATCAGGCGCTGATCTAGGGCCTCACCGAGTTGTTCGCGCTGCTGCGCATAGCCTGCCGTAAGCAATTCGTTTTCCGTCATCAAGGCTTCACGGATAGCCTCAATTTGTGCAATCAGTGGGTTTTTCTTGTCACCCCCACCACCGCCTCCACTCTTGCTATCAGGTGCTAGGCCCATCCAAGAATCCGGAGCAACAGGCGTGTTGCTACCCGGAAGGCTTAACATATTTGGATTGACGACTTTATCAACGCCAGGTCCAAATGTAAGCGGGCCTTTGTTTTGCTGCTCGTTCATAGCCTTGGCAATGCCTACGGCGTGATCGTAAGCTGCTTTGAGTTTAGTAGCCAGAGTCCCAGCCCCGGTAATAGCTGCATCAAAAGTAAGTCCATCTGCTACCGCTTTGAGTTTTTGAATGGTCTCATGAGCCAGTTTCATGCCTTCAAGCAGGTTGTCGTGCTCGCGTTTAGCTGCAATGATCTCCGAGATAAAGCGTTTTTCCGCATCCGTCAGCCCATCCGCTGCGTATTGCTGTTCCAGCTTGATACGGAGGTTCTCGGTCTCTTGCGCGTTCCGCAGCCGCAATACTTCAAGCGAGTCCTTGCCTGTGCGCATTGCCTGTATTTCTAGTGCCATTCTATCTCGAATAGCTTTAATCTGATTGTCTGCATCTTGGCGCGCTGCCATAGCTGCGTTTCGGCGCTGCTCCGCCACTTTCTGCTCTACGTCTAGCAGGCCCTGCGTGTTTTCAATAAGTCGCGTCAAGTTTTCAAGATAAGTTAGTTGTTCTTCTGACATATCCTTGGATACATCAACACGCTGCTTAAATACATCTCGTAGTTTTGTGGCGTTGGCCAGAATATCTTCTAAGGTACTAGCCTCTTGCAACTGCTCAAGAGTATCAATGTATTCTCGAATAGCCCGCCTATCTTGAGCCGCCTCTTTTAGCCTACCTTCACCCGCAGCAAATAAGCCCGTAGTTCCAATATCCAGCAATCTTTTAACATCGGCAAAAGCGGTTTTAAGATTCCAGGCCCCAGTTACACTGTGATCAATAGCAGCTGCTAAGTCCTCAACCGCTTTAAATGCTTTTATTTCCGCAATTTTGCGCAAATCTGAGTCTACTGTGCTAAGACCTACTCCGGCTTGACTAGCCGAGTCCAATGCATCCGCGTAAGATTTCAAAGCTTCAGCAGCAGCTTCAATTTCAGTTGTTAGAACCTTCGCGCTGCGGCTAGTGCCCAGAAATGCCGCCCCCATAACCGGCAAACCGATAGCCAAAATCGCACCAATAATCTGCCCGACCTTACCGAAGGCAGAAGTAAGCTGCGGAAGCTGCTGCCCCATGACAGTAAAAGCATTAGTTCCGGCGGCAAACTGCACCGCCATATCCTGTACTTGCATAGACACTTGACCAGCCTGTCCACGGAACGCGCGAACACTCCGGCCCAGTGTGCTTAACCTGGCGCCGCTCCGAGACGCGGCAGTACCGGCCCCGATAGCCGCGGTTTCCAGCTTGTTAAGCGCCCGGGCCGCCTTATCAACCTGCGAACCCATACGCACAGATTGCCCGCCGGATTTCTGCATCCCAGCAGTGGCTCGACCTAGTGCCGCGCTGAGTGCTTCGGCCTCTTGGTCAAATTTCTTCATCATCTTCTGCGCCGCCGCCAGCGCTCGATTAAACTCCGCGCTGTCGCCGGAGATTTTGGCGTTTAGGCCCTCGACTTCATTTGCCATTTTTCATCTTCTCACTATGTTTGCGGCGGGCCTCAGCCCAGTCGGCAGAGCTGAATCCGGTATTGGAACTCTTGCCGCCTGCCGCCTCTTTCAGGGCCTTTTGCTCTTTTAGCTTTGCGTCAAACTCTAGCCACCAGAGCGGAATGGGCAGGTCCATGAAATCGCGCCATGCGTGGCCCCAGCTTCGGGCGTGAACATACGCGATTTCTACGAACTCTGCCCATTCTAGTTTCCCTCAGCGGCCTTGTCCGGGGTCTTGTCCATTTCCTTTGACCGCCCTAGAACCATTTCACGCAGATAACTCACCACCGCGCCATACGTCGCCAAGAAGCCTTCCTCGATAGCCAGCTCGCCCATTTCATCGAAACTCAGCGCCTCAAATTCGGCGTTGGCCAGAGTCAGGATCTGCACCGCATTCTCCTCATTGAACTCGAATTCGGAGGCAAGCGGGCGGCCGTCCTGTGCGGCCTGATAGTTGTTCAGGAGTGTTTCGACAATGAAAGAAGGACTTGCTACTTGCTCTCGGATGTTGAGCGAGGTGCGGAAGGAAAGACTCAGCGTAAGGGCCTTTCCTCCTAGCGTAATGGAGTGGTGTCGTTTCATGATATTCTCCTTGTAGTTGGTATGGTCGTCGGCGTTTCGCCGTTATACGTACCGGCTGTTACGCGCTGGATGCGGTGTAGGTAATTGCTCCGTCGCTCATGAATGTGGCGCTGAACTCAACTGCGCCGTCATGCTCGCCACTCTCTTCGAAGCTGGAAATGACAAAGTTCCCGGCCATCGTGCCGTTGGTGGCAAGAGAAGTAGGCAGCTCAATCGAGATCGCCGTGGCCGAGATACTGGCCGCCATGATCTCGCCAAGCAAAACTTCATCGCTGGTAATGCCACCTACGGTAGCCTCAACCGAGCGCAGGCCTGGCGTGGCGAGCAGCTTCCGCCATCCCGCATCATCGTCTGTAGTGACGTCAACATGCTCGTTGCTCACAGTAAAGCCGCGCGTGCGAACGCCGACCAAAGTAGTGCTGTCCCAGTCGATAATCAACTGGCGTCCGTTAAAACCGGCCATTAGATAACCTCCGTTAGAGTTAGGCGGTAGCGTGAAATTCCCAGCACGTAGTTGCTTGCGGCTGTGCTTGGAACATTGGAGTAGCGATGCAAGCAATCATTGACCCGCACCCCAGCTATGCTCAAAGACTGACGGTGCAATAGGTCGTAAACTTCTTTTTGTAGGTCTTTGACCTCTTTTTTAGTGGAAGCAGCAGAGAAAAACCGAACCTCAATAGTAAGTTCTTCTCCCGTCCAAGAATCAGTGTCGAAAGGAAACTGCTGATCATATCCTACAACAACATAGGGCATATTGGCGGAGGGCTGGCCTGGAGGTTGATCAGGCACATCGCCATAAACGGTAGCGGAAATGCTACCGTTAAGCGTTGCGTAGATCAGTTCTGCCGCCTTCGACGCGTAGCCGCTCATTTCATCACCACTTTAACTTTGCGCTCTGCGCCCTTCCAACTATCCGCCAGTGCTGCTCCAACTTCCCGCTCCACAATATCGACAGCGGGCTGCAGAAACGGGCGCGGCTTCCCATCGTAATTAGGCCCGAAAAACTCCAGTTCCGCGGCGTAGTGCAGATTTGACCCTACACTAGCGGAGAAGGCGTATTGGTTGATTTTGGTTTGCGTAACCTGCATAGAGCGAATAAGCGCGCCAGTGAACTCCGCAGGCGCCTCGCCAGGTGCGGACGCCTGATGCGGGCCTCTCTCTGTCATCCAGATTTTGCCGGTTTTAGGTGTATCGGCCATCAGGTGAATGGCCTGCGCCATTACTTTTTCTGCGATAATTTCAGTGAAATCTTCAATCGCAAAAGCCCCGCGCTTCTTAGCGTCTTTCAGCGCCTCTCGCGTGCGTTTCCGTCCCATCATCCTAACCGACAGCATCAGGAAAGCGCTCCCTCATTCAGCAGCAGATACATAAAGCGGCTTTCAGTTTCGTGGTCTACACAATGCAGAATATCAAATGTGCGGCCTCTCCACGTCAGCCGGTCAGCAGGTGTGTAGTACGGAGCGCCGTACGCATCCGCCCTATATCGGATATAGCATTCATAAACGGCGCGCGGGGCAATACGCTCAGCAAGATGCGCCTCGCTACCCGACATAGGTTTAATGCGAGCGCTGATTCCCGCCGCCTGCGCATCCGGTGCCGCCCATGTTTCTACGCGCCCACCCTGATTGTCCGTAGTGGTCGACAGGCGCTCTATTGTTACGCGCTCCTTAAACTCACTGATTTTAAGATCGCAGCATCTCATAGCTTAATGCTCACATACGCGGAAGCCAGCATAAGCGCTCCTGATTTTTGTAGCGCATTTGAAGGCGTACAGCCTTCTCCTCGATGCTCGTACAAATACCCAGCGACTTGTTGAATTGCCCGCTTAATATCTGCAGGTACATCATCTGCGGAAGAGCCAAATCCAGCCGTGTACTGAATCTCAATACCATTTGCGCGGCGCAGCGCGGTGGGCCAGCTATACCCATACCGCAACACCAGCCGCCCCGGAAAACTAGCTGCGTCAGTGTAAAACACATCGGCCACAGTAGTTGCCGTTGCCGTGTCAGTTAGGTCGTAGGTGCTTACGCTATCTACAGTCTGCAAAGGGAACCGGGGCAGCGTTACCGCAAATTTCGATCCGCATCCGCCATACAGCTCAGTGATAGGCATACTACGTTCGCCGTCCCACCAGGCTTCGCGTCCATTTGGCCACTGATCTAGCGTGAGTTTCCACACTTGATCAATACAGGCAATGCCCGTAACGGATTCAAAAATGCTACGAGCTTGCGCGATGCAAAGCGTGATAAACGCATCATCATCAGTTGGCGGCTCGCGCAAAAGCGTCCGAACCTCGGCCAATGTAATTGGCTCAACCGCAGGCTCGGTGACGATCCGATGCGCTTTGTGCTGCTGTAGGTTCTTGCGTCCGCGCAGGGCCATCAGGCTTCAAACCCCCAAAGAGTAGTGGCGGTGGTTCCT